TAGCCTCAGGTCCAATCTCTGTAGCTGCTATGCCGATCAAGTCATCAGCCTCTTCACCCTTAGAGACAACAGCTTCCCATGCTTTGATCATGTGCTTACGGATAGCTTCCAAGTGTTGTGGCTTCTCGACATCCTTACGGTTACCCTTGTATGGGTGTGTGACAGCTAGGTCATAGCGGAAGTTTCCCTTGCCAGTAAGGAACACCTCGTAGTCTTCGACATCATACTCCAAGACACACGCATAGATAGACCACTGGATTAAGTCGTCTACCTTATCTAAGGCATCCTCAACGTCCTGATCCTCACAAGAGAACGCAGCACGGTAAGCAAAGATGTCACCATCAATGAGAATCTTAGGCTTTGTTTGCTTCGTCTTTTTCTCTGGCACGTTGACGTTCCTCTTCTGTCATAGGTGTTATATTAGTTCGATCTAACTCAACTTCAATACCCTTACGTAATATTTCTACGAATCCAAAATTAAATATAGCAGCGAAGGTTGCATCATCCATGTCTAGTTTGACAAGTGCTGATCCATCCTCACGTTCTTCCAAGGCTATAACTTTTATTTCGCTCATTGCCAACTCCTTAAATGTAAACGCAGTTTACCACTGCTCTGTACTTTGCATTAGTGCAAGTACTACCTGCATGTTTTTCCAACGCATCGAACAATACTAATCTATTTTCTACAGATTCTACCTTTTCACCTGTTGAAAAAGACGTGTAACCATCATTAGTGTTTAGATAAAACACAGAAGATTTTACATTAATACCTTCAGGTGGTACTAGACTATCTGTATGTACTCCGTTTTCTACTACCTCAGAAGTTCTATGAGTTATGTTTATCTTTAATCTTATAATAACGTAAGGGTCTATTACCTTGAGTAAAGGTCTTAAAGTAAGAAAAGATTTTTCATCTAGGATATTAGTATCCTGCATTACGTTATGTACAAACTGCCAAGAGTCTAGGTTATCTGTAGACCCATTACCTGCGGCGTTGTTTGTTAATAAATAAGGAACAGAAGGTGTCGTTATAAACCTATTGACCATATTTATCAGATCATTCTTACCTACTGCATTGTCTATTACTTTCATTGTCCGTATCCTCGTAAGGCTGCCCATGAAGTAGGAAACAGTTCCATCATCTTGTCACTGATATGTGAGGCTACCTCACGTGACTCTGCTTGTGTGTCAGGCATACCACGCAGACGACACATATCGGCAAACGCATCTAGACTACCTGACCAGTACCACTCAGTCATCATCGACTGTGGTAGAACCATACGTGCTTGCTCAGGTGCTACTCCAGCTTCTAACATTGCATCATAAACACCTAGACAAATTTCCTCTGCACGGTAGCTGCAGTGGTCAGGGAGATATACATGATAAGGGTCAAACTCCACGACACCTTCACTACCCTGCTTCTTGTCTGCACTACGTCCACGCCACTGATCAGGTACATAGAACTCAGGGTCTTCATCTACATAACGACGTGACACTTCATTCCAGCGTAGGAACTTATGCTTGACTAGCTGACGTGCAACGAACACTGGTGCCTTGACATGAAAGGATGCAAAGGCATGACCGAAAGGTGATGTGTGCTTGTGGTTAGCCAAGTAGCGGATCAGCTTGGTGTCACGTTCTGACAGAACCATCTCAAGGTATTCACCTTGTTCGTCCTGTTTTACTGTGCCTTCCACAAGTTCGCTCTTCTTACCAAACGACACACGTGCGGCGTTGACAACAGATAAGTCGCTGCCCATGTGATCAATGTAGGTTACTTCTATCATACTCCAACTCCACTACCATTCCTGTGTTCCAATTATCAGCTTCCTCAGCCGCTTCTTCTATTGTATCAAAATGTTTAGGATTGTTGTCTTGTGATGTGAACGGATTGTTGTTCGAGACAAACATCAGGTCACCATCTACATCAATCATTACAGCGTATCTTTTCAATTTACTATCCCATTAAAAAGGACAGGGCCGAAGCCCTGCCAGTTGAGAGGAGAAACTAGGCTGCTTCAATCTCGTCTTCATCACGCTCAGGGATTGGAACGTGCTCAAGAATCTTGATGGAAACAAGACTTGTACGTGAGTACGTCTTGCCATCGCCACCTTGAAAGGTTGTGATCAAGTTTGTCACAGCCGCCATGGAACCGTTACCGATACCACCATTGATGTCTGCATCCCAGACCTGACCGTCAGAGTCAGTAACCTTGGGAGCACCACCTGCCTGTGGAATCTCACGTCCATCCTTTGTCACGACAAGATGCTTGCGCTCGAACTTAACCATAACTTCACCTTGTAAAAGACGGTTACGGTTAGGGCTCTTTTGTGAACCCGCAGCCTTCAGCTTTTCGAACTCGCTCTTGTCGAGAATCTGATTAACGGTATACGCACCGTTACACTCTTCGTATGCACCTTCGTAACCTACCATGTCACGAGTGTTCTCGAAGATTTTAGCCCACTCGATTGGACCTGTAGTGGTTACTTCTTTATACTTAGCCATTGGTAATCTCCTTTCTGGCTGCTTCTAGATTGCATATAGCAACTAATGCTTCGATTGTCAAGACTAAAATTACAGGTGATAGTGCAATTATCCATATCAATGGGTGTCTCTCCAGTTCTTTCCAATGTCAGTTGATCCTGCTAGTGGACAGATCATATCGAAGTTCTTACCAGTGTCAACAATAGATTGACGCTGTATCTCACCTAATAGTTCTGCGTCCTTGTATTCTCCTGCTACCTCTGTCTGCCATTCATCGTGAGGCCATGTGACTAAGCGGAAGTCAATCCACTGTCGCTTCGCACGGTGTACCCACTGTAGTGCAGCGTGTTTCATAATGACAGACTCACCATTCTGTAGCATACCTGCCAGTGCTTTGTGTGCGCTAGGTACCTTGACCTTACGTCCGTCAAGACCCTTGAACCAACCACGACTAGCAATCTCAGGTATACGTTTCTTCTTCAGTTTGGCTAGACCTTCGATGGATTCCATGAAGTTCTCAACTGCCTGACCTGCTTCCTTCTGGTTTACCTTGAGTATCTGTGCGATCTTAGCATTACCTGCACCAAGTAGAAAGGCATAGATGAATGTCTTAGCCATGTCACGTGTGATGTGTGACATACCCAAGGCTTTGCGGTTCAGGTTGTGGATGTCAGTCTCGTCTTCCTTCTTACCTGAAACAATCGCATGGACGTACTCTTCAGAACGCATGAGGTGTGCAAGTACACGCAACTGGATACCCTCAGCATCTGTACCTACTAGCCATGAACCTTCAGGTACGCACCACAACGCACGGAACTGACCGTCATACTTAGCCTTAACCTTCTCCACTTCTGTCTCAGGTTCACCATGGAACTCAGCAGGAATGTTAGCTTGGTTAGGGTTGCGGTGTGACATACGTCCTGTCCATGCACCGATGTGTGCAAAGCTACCGTGAATACGTGAATCGTCACCACAGTGGCCTAGCCACTCCACCAGTGAGGATCGGCGTCCTTCAAGGGTCAACCACTCTGCTAGACGTTTGCCGCCTGTAGGTGCTGTCTCAGGCAGTGTGCTAAGGTTTGCCTCTGATAAGGTCCAACCATACTTAGCAAACTTTTCTCCTCGTTCATCCATCTGATAACTCTTTCAATATGCTTATAGCTTTATCTTGTGGTATCTTGAACCACTCACCACGACGTTCAGCAATCTTACCTGCTAACTTGTGTGCTTTGCGTTCATCCTTGCTTCTATTGTTACTGAACACAGAGTAGACTAAGGCGTAGTCACGCATAGGTGAACTGGTTTGATAACCGTTTAGTCTATCATCAGCATCAATAGCCATACCAATCTTGATCCAGTCGGGCCATGCAGGGTTTACGATAGCGTAGACGTAACCTTCCTTGACCTTCTTATCTTTCTGCAAAGAACTAAAGGCTGCATCACCGAATGATTTGTACCGACCTGCTTTATGTAGAGGGTGTGTCTTAGGTATGTACCTACCATTAACCCACATACGAGTTTCGTTTGAAGAATCATTGTAAACTTTAGAACATTCTTTACACTGATTCCTGTCATACTTTTGCCAACCCTTAGTCCAGTTGTCATCTGTAAGTTCAACATTACAGGATCGACAGTGTACCTTAAAACCTTTTTGATTGATCTCGTTCATACTCTATATGTCCTTTCGTTTTCTCAAAGGGTTTCCACCCTGCTTCCCATAGCCTTTCGATCCGTTGCTTGGGTGAGGCGGGGTTGAAGTTGATGTACTCATAGCACACTAACTCTGGCGGGTCAACTGATTTGTCGAGTGCCGTTGCAAAATACTTTTCTTGTGCCTTGGTGACTGAAGAGAATAGACTACCATCGGCTTTCCGTCGGTACTTGATACGATTGATTTCTGTAAGTTTAGGCGGGAAGTCTTCTTGAAAACTCTGTTCAAGGTCTTCCATTCTTGTTTGTATTTCACCGAGTAACTCCTCTGCTGTGTCCTCGTCGAAGTAGAATCCGTTGTCTGTCATCTGCTCACATAGGATTTGAATGTCGTGCTCACACCGTAAAGACTCTTGCCATTCAGGTGCTTCTATGATGTTCTTAAAATGGTGATACAACTTGACAGTCACGACCACGTCCTGTTGACAGTACTCTACCATCTCCTCTGATAGTTTAGAGAAGTCAGTGAACCCTGTCTTGAACTCACCAAGACGCTGACCCCATGCCTTGAGGCTGTGGCGGTGTCCGTCGTTGGTGTAGTCTACTAACCGTGATACGATCAGTGTGTCAATCACCTTCTCCATTGGCATGACGTTACCAAGTAGTTTGTTGATTACCTGTACGTCAAAGCCAATACCATTATGAAAAACAAAACTGCTACAATTATTGCAGTACTCAACAAAGCGATCCCTTTCCTCTGGTATACTGGTTACGTTTAGGAACTGTTCACGCTCCCCTGTGTTGACATCCTCAGCACAGATAACCCAGATGTGTTCTGGTGTTAGGCTCTCTGTTTCGATGTCCATTGCTACAATTTTATTTGTCGTCGTCATCATCATCCGTCCCGAATAGATCGTGCCACATAAACTGGATTACAGTCCAAGGCCATAGGGTACTGTGTGCAATAGCACGGTTGACATTCATATCATCCTTTCGGTTTAGCATATGAAAGATAGTAGAGACATGAATGTAGTGCAGGTAAATACCTAGGCAATACAATACCCCTGCGGCTGTCGCCATGTAATCAAAAGTCATCTGGTTTCTCGCTTAATGTAAAGGTTGATGGGTTGAACTTCAGTTGTCCTGCATAACCTGTCGGCCCTACTGGACGGTTCTTTGTGACCAAGAGCTTGGTTGTGTTACGTTCCTCAGCATC